ATAATCAGTAAACTCCTCAAAAGTATGAACCCACGTAAACTCAGGGTCGTATTTCTGCATGAGTTTGTTATAGAATTTTACGTTGTTGTAAAGCGTTCCGGAATCCTTTGTCACTTTCTTCTTCAAATACTTAATCGGGTCACGCTTATTATCCAGCCACAATATTGTTATGTGCTTTTTATTCATGGAAAATACTTTTTAATAAATAGTCTTTATTGCTGCTTTTGTACTATTTATAGTATCCTATGGCAACAATTCAACTCAATAGCAACGACCTGCGGGTAATGATACGTGAGGCGGTAGAAAGGCTCTGTGAAGGACAATGGTACGAAGCGGAACCTCTCTGTCGTCTTCCTTATTTTGTGTCCGTCAATTTCTCTGACCATGCAATCGCCAGGGAAGATGAAAGGGATATAAGTCAGAACAGGGTCATAGAAAATCTCCAGCAAGTAATCAAGCAAGTTATTGAAGACTATTCAAAACATAAATTCGGTCCGGATGACTACATAAAGGTCATTGACCGGGATACTTGCATTGTAGCCGTCTGCGGAATGCACCCAACATATAACAACAAGAGAATCAAGCAGATAGTTGTTGTTACTTGTTATGTATGGGACGGCAGAATCAACATTGATAAAGGAAATGTCTATTACATAAACGATGAAAGTCCCGCCTATCTTGAGGCGAAGCAATGGAACGAGGAAAACCAGGACAAGGTAATGTCTTATACCGAATGGAAGCGTTACGGAGATACTAGGGCAATAAAGCAGCAACAACGAAAAGCCGACAAGGAATACTACTGGAGAAATCACCCACATGAAACACCCCAGGAGAAGAGAATGAACAGACTGAATGCCGCGTTTGACAGCTACGAGAGAAAGAAAAAGCACGACATTCACGACTCGCTTCCAGATGGGGACCTTAAGGCAATCCAGGACTACTTCCGCGATATGGACAACAAGCGGATTGAATTGGAACCACTCTATGAATTTGTCCGTAAAGCCACAAAACAGGCCCTCAGAGAGACTTTTAGGAAATCTACGAGTAAGAATCCATCTACAACGAAAAAGGCCGGGAAAAACGTTTTCTACGCATAAGGAGAGAAATATATGATGAGACAAAAAGTTACTGTCGTCGGAATTGGTTACGTCGGCCTTGGAGTCGGCGTAATGCTTTCTACGAGGCACGATGTTACGATGCTTGACGTTGACCAGGAGAAGGTTGACTTGATAAACGGAAGGAAATCCCCGATAAAGGATGAAATGATTTCGCGTTATCTCAGTTCCAAGGAGGGTATCTCAATAAGTGCTACAACCAATAGCGGGGTTGCATACGATGGTGCTGATTTCATAATTGTGGCTGTTCCTACCAATTATGACGAGGAAACGAAGAAATTTGACACTCGAATAGTTGAAAATGTTGTTAATGAGGCAATCGGGCACAATCAGAATGCCGTAATTGTCATCAAGTCAACAATTCCTGTCGGTTACACTGCGGGCCTCATTGAAAGACTTGAAGGACAGGGATTTAAAAACCCGAAAGTTCTTTTCAGCCCAGAATTCTTAAGAGAAGGAACGGCACTAAAAGACAATCTGTTCCCAAGTAGGGTGATTGTCGGGTACAAGAAGGGTGACAGGGAACAGTTTTCATTGGCCGGGCAGTATCTTCAGCTTGTAAGGTCTGCGTCGGAAGGTGAATATCAGGAACTCGCAATTGGGTCAACGGAAGCGGAGGCGGTCAAGCTCTTTGCAAACGCCTATCTTGCAATGCGTGTGGCCTACTTCAATGAACTTGACACTTATGCGGAATGTAACGGTCTGGATGCCAAGGAGATAATTGAAGGAATGTGTTATGACCCACGAATCGGCAACCAATACAACAATCCATCTTTCGGGTACGGAGGATACTGTTTTCCAAAAGATACAAAGCAGCTCCTCGCAAATTTTGAAGGAATCCCACAGAATCTTATAGGGGCAATAGTTGAATCAAACGAGACAAGGAAGAATTACATAGCCAGCACAATCAAGAAAAAGATTGACAATGAATTCGGTTCCAAGGCAACGGTTGGAATCTATAAACTGGCAATGAAAAGCGGTAGCGACAACAGCAGGCAAAGCGCAATTCTGGACGTCATTAAGAAGTTGACAAAGAGCGTTTACCAAATCCTAATCGTAATCTATGACCCGGCCAACCCCAAGATAGAAAATGGAGGAGTGGCCATTTCTGAGGATAATCTGGATAAATTCAAGGAAGAGTGCGACATCATAATAACGAACAGATACGATTCTGAACTTGATGATGTGAAAGAAAAGGTATATACTAGGGACATATTCAATGATAATTAAAAAACCGGGGAATTTAATCCTCGGTTTCTATTTTATCAGCCACATCAATGCATCTGTCTGTGGATTTCCGGTTCTTGATGTTGTATTATTCGTATAGAACGGCATAATAAATTTTTCTTTCGGCCTGGCATCAATAACTTCTTGACCCCCGTATCTTGGCTGTTCTTTTCTTGCCGTTACCATTGCGGTATTCACCCATGCCTTAAGGAATGCAGCATCCCTTTCCTGGGCTTCCCTCAATTTACCCAATGAGTGTTTCATAACGAACATAGCCATAGCCAAACAGGTAAGCGTATCATCGTGGCATCCGTCCATGTGGTCAATTCTTGCGGCCTCTCCTTTATAAATCCAGGTTTCAAGCTCCTGTATAACCCTCTTGGAGCGGATTTTGATTTCGTTGGTCTTAACCATATTGGCAAAACTCGTAAGCATCTGGAAACGAACTGATTGTGAGTGGAAACCAGGTAACTTGCCTTCCGGTGTGAGTGGCAGGCTCGTTGCTTCTCTTTGAATTGTATAGGTCTTCAGGTTCGGGTCATCATAGTAAAGGTTCTCATAACCGAGGCGTTGCATCATAAGGATACACGCATCACCCGTTCCACCAATACAGTCAACGGTACAGAATGCATCGCCATACATATGACCATACTGTACGGCCATCTCACCGATTTCGTCACCCGTCCTCTTGCCATGATACTCAAACACTTGCTCAATACAAGGCTTTCCATCGTCGTCAATGGCGTCCATATCACAGATTTCAATAGCGGTACGGTCGGCAGCATCACCACGGGAACAGTCAATACCCATAATATATCTGTGCCCAGGTATCGGCCATTTCCAGAGCCAAGTCTCATCAACAAACGGGTCCCTGTAAGTCGGGTCCGGGTCTCTCATGTTCAGCTTCTCCTGCATTTCAATGAATTCAGGGGCTACGACGTTGGAAGCGGAACCGAGGAACGAAACATCAAGCTCCTGCGCAATCTTCTGCTCATCATTGTTGAACTGCTGGCACATACGGATATACCAAGGGGAACGCGGCTTATAACCATCTTTCACCATCTGGTTCCAGTGCTCGTCGTCATACCTTACGTTACCATTCTTGTCAATGTAAGTTTCCTTGATAACTTCAACTTCACCGGTTTCTTCGTTTTTCTTGTACCATTCAAGGAACTTATTGTAACGGGGGTCCTGATACCACTTCATTTCAACAAGTTCAAAACCGTTCCAGTCAGATGTTCCTTTAAGGGCCGCCCTACGACATGTTTCATAATAAAGAAGGTCCTTACCGTTAGGGGTACTAATCATTATGACATGTCCGCCAGTTGAAACAGTTGGAAGGGCTGAGGCATATACATCGTTTCCATTCTCAATAAACGCGGCCTCATCAAATATCAACCACGTAACACCACCGACACCACGAGAAGCGTCAGGACCGGAAGAACGAGCGACAACCTTGCAACCATTTTTAAGTTTAAGCTCCTTTGAGTTGCAGACGTCAAATATAACATTTCTGTTAGGTGGAGGAAGAGTTATATCAAGCCCCAGGTCAGCAAATTCGTCACCCCACATCCAAAGCGGGAACTGCATGAGGAAGTCTCGGATTTTTGTAAGCATTTGTTGTGCCAGGTCCAAGGTATTTCCGATTACAAGCACGGTTTGGGGCGATTCGGGGTCAGCAAGGCACATTTCACACCCAATAAAAGCACCACAAGTAGTTGTAATACCTGCCTGTCGTGGTTTTTCTGTCGCTACGTTATTGGCGTTTCCAAGGGCCCGACAAAGGTCTTTCTGACGCGGGAACAATAAATACTGAACCTCCTTCTTTTGTGTAGCGTCATAAGTCTTAAGGAAGTGCTCAATCATATAGATACGAGTCTTATCCATAATACACTTGACGTACTCTTTACGAAGGTAATCAAAATCAATTATCTTTTTGGCTTTTTTGTTTGTGTTCATGATAATTTTTTATATTACTTTTTAATAAAGTTCTTTTCTATAAATACCACACTTACAACAAAAGATAACTATTTATCTTGAGTTAAAGATATTGTATGCGTTCATTAGGACCGAGAACCAACTTAAAAAAGACTTATCCTAGGTGCCATTACAACTCAAAGGGGAAGTCAAAAAAACAATTTGAAACCGAAAAGGAAGCGGAAGAATACATTTCCTCCCATAAACTTAAAGGATATACGATTTATAAGTGTCGAGTGTGCAATATGTATCATATATCACACAAAAACAAAAAGCAAGAAGATGTTTGACTTTCTTCATCTCCATTATTATTTTTATAATAAAAAAGATATGTTCTTAAAAGAAGTACAACTTACAAACCTTCTATCTAGCGGTCAAAAAAAGACACTGATATCTGCAATAAACGAGTCTTTGGCAATAAATGACGAGCTTGTTTCAGCGACCGAATCCGTTTATTCAAAATTTAAGGACGAATTTAAAAAATCGCAGTTTCAATATCTTAACGGCGAACAGAACAATATTAAGTTCAAGATAATTACAGTTGATACCAGATTCGGAAAAGAACGGATTAAAATTTTTTTCAGATGTTTTAATATTTTAAATGATAGGTCAAGCCAATATTACGAAGAAAAATATTCTCTCGGTGATGCAGAAACAATCGTTGAATTGAAAGAAATATATATAAACGCAGAGTTCTTATCTGGTACGTTAAAAACAAACGTAAAACCCCTTATTCAGCACGAGTTGGAGCATCTTTTTCAGGCGATACGTGGAAAGAAGTTGAATTCGTACGGACTCGGTCAAAAAGGGGTGGATGCCTACAATAAAGCATATAGAATACTTAAGAGCAACACTCAGGATTTGAAATTATTCCATGTGTCGTACGTTATCTATACCCTTTCCGAAAGCGAAGCGGACGCATTTGTCAATCAACTATACCAGGAATTGTCGTCTGTGGGAATTAGAGATGCAATCCAAACATTGAAAAACTCAAACGCCTACAATTATTATCTAAACTCAAAAAAGTTGTTAAAGATAATTAAAAATAATCGTGAAGCGTATGAAGATGTTATAACGAGTTTCGGTTTCGAATATGAGAAATTCTTAAAGACATTCTCAAAACTAAACCGAAGATATATAACAAAGATTGGAAAGGTGTTGTCTCGCTTTAACGAAGAAAACCAACCGGATGAAGTTTTATTGAACAATTTGAATGAAAAATTGACAAAATTATAGTTATGTGGCCATTTAAAAAGAAAGTTAGAAAATCAGCGAAATCCAGTAAAAAAACAGGGATTCCGCTAGAAATAGAAAAAACATACGCCCAATGGAAACAGGAATACAATACCCTTGAAATAGAAAATTCCGAGGCTGAAGACCTGTGTGCAAAGGAGGGTGACGATTGGCTGGTAATGTTGAGCAAAACCAGTGAGATTAAGAAAAAGATGGCAGTTGCTGATAAAATGATGCGGAAACTCCAGGAACCTTCTCTTACATACAACAAGAAGTGGAAAGGGAAGAAGATGGAACTTGAAGATTTCGTCGCCGCTTCTGTTGCAAAAGAAATTGTTGATTCCGATGGAGAAGGATACTATGCCACCGAAACAGCAAAAACCGATATAATTGTCAGACCGAGCGACATTACAGAAAACATCTACCGAACGGAATTTCCTTATGTCTTGTGGATACCGAAACAATAAACCCTGAAGACCTTAATCTCCAGGGTTTTCTTTATGTATTTACGTTAATCCCACGGCTCAAACGCGTCTTCATATTATTCTTTCTGTACGAAATGATAACCAAGACAAGACTTTACTTGTTTCTTTTCTCGGATTTCATGGTCAAATGTTTTTGCTTCATCTAATAAATAACTGAAGTCGTCCTCATAATCCACATACTTAAACTTTTTTGCCAGTTCAGAAGCCTTGCGGAATTTACGTCTCTTTTCTTTCAGTTTTTGCTCGTCAATTTCAACTTTCTTTTCCACTGAAGTTCCAGATATGTTTTCCATTGCTATATATCTTTAATCTAATATAAATACTTCACAATGAAAAATAAACCCTGAAGACCTCAATCTCCAGGGTTTTCCTTTTTCCAGACGTATTTTATCAAGCCGCAATCCCATATCCTGTCATAACCCAACTCTTTAGCCATTTCGGTTTCGGTCATTGTAAGAGGAAATCCGTACTTTCTTGACAATGTTTTCTTTGACATTGACATCTTGTGTATTCTTTTATATTTTTTTCCATTTTTACTCTCATCAAGGTAGTATTTGTAATCCGGCGGCGTAAACTTGTCAAAAGAAAAGCCAAGCCTAGTATACATATTTACCTTATAATCGGTAGTCCATCTCCTGTCGGCAAAAGAAATAACCCTTTCCGGCGAATAGTTCCTCACAAAATAGTTAAACATTTTTGACGCAACCCCCTGATATCGGTAATTGTAGTTCGTCGCAAATCTGGTCAATTCCCAATCAGGGTTTTTCACATTTCCATTTTTGAAAGTCATCACAGCCACAAGTTCATCATTGTAAAATGCCCCAAGATAGAGACTGGACGAAGCAAAGCCCTGAATATGATATTTTTCCAGAAACGTTTGTGCATCATGTTTATATATTTCCTTAACGCCGCACTTTCTTCCCATTATTTTTGGTAAATCATAGTCTTTTCCAATAATATGACGTATTTTTGACAGAACAATATCCTTATGATTTACGTACTCATCTTCAAAAATATGTATCAGTCCATATCCGTGTTCGTTACATACTTCTGTTTTCTCAAGATGGTATTTGTGACTCTTTCTACCGAACCATTCCGTATGCCATTTAAGTCCGTCAAATTCTATGCCTATCTTTTGGTCATCAAGCAACATATCAATTTCCTTTCCGGATAAGATTTGACGATTCGCACTAAACGTTACATTGTTTTTGGCTAAGAAATCCTGAATCTCCCTTTCGTATTTTGAAACAAAACGGCTTTTTGAGACACTGAGATTACCAAGTCTACATGCTTCTTTTGTCTCATTTCGCATATTCATTGAAAGAACCTCACAATCCGGATACCTTTCCCTGAATTCCGCCATGGTGATTCCGTGAGTTTTGAGATGCGATTCGGTTATCTTCTCAAATCGCTCGCCACAAATAGGACAGGTAACATAAAAACCACTCTGCATGAGTTTTTCCTTTTTCTTTGTCTTTCTTACAAAGTTGGTGAAATATTTCTCGTCCTCCGGATATTTTTCAAGGTGCTGTTCTGGGGTTAATCCGTGTACGTTTTTTATATGTTCAGAAAAACAGCCACCCCTATTTTCAATGTCAATTGTTTCCCACCCACAGTAAGGACATTTTTTTGTCTCGGCATCCGGTTCAGAAATAATTTCAAACCACTGTTCCCACCAATAGTTCCCGGTTTCTTCATAGTATTTTCTACGGGCATATAATGTTGGCTTTTCAATCCCGAGTTTTTCTTTGATATGGGATGTTAAGAACCCACCATTGTTCATATAGTCAAGGGTTGTATAATCATCAATTTTGGATTTAGCCACATAATGATGCCCGGGAATGTTTGGATATTTTTCAACCCTCCACGAATCTACACTCTTAACTCTTATTTTCCCGGAACTTGGCTTTCTTACAGAGCCACCATTTCTTTCAATGATTTCCTTCGCCCGTAATTTGCCTACATGATATTTTTTACAAATCCCGTCAAGGCCTAGCAAAGTATTGTAATCTTCAAGAAGTTGTTTTTCGTCTATCATATTAATATGTTTTCTATATATAATATACTAATAAATAGTACAAAAAACAAGTTTCTGTCAAAAAACCTTAATGCGGAACGAAAAAATCCGGATTAAGGCTTTAGCACAATAATCCGGATATAAAAATTATGGGAAGTCCGAAGACCTCCCATAATTTGCTGATTTTCACGCATATAAGATTAGCGGAGCTCGTTCGGGTCCCACTGTACGAGGCCATCTACCCTTACATGACCGAAGAAACGGTTGTTAACGACTTTCTTCGCATATCTTGTCATGATTCCCTTTACAGGAGCGAAGTTCTCAGGGTTGACAATGGTCGGGGTGAGCTGCATAGGGATATATGGAGCATAGATGTAACCAGTGTCAAGGAGAGACTTACCCTTGTGACCGATGATGATTGACCAAGCTGGTGAATAAGGGTCACGGTATACCTGGTAACGTCCGGAGACAGCACCGATACGCTCAATACCCATATTGTACTGGTCGCTCTCAGCAGAAGCATCGGAAACGTGGAAGTATTCAAGGGTGTCAAATACTGCAGAAACCTCTGAAGAAACTACGAGGAAGTTTGCACCACCACGAAGGGTTGACTTGTGAATCTGAGCAGAAATCTGGTTAACCTTGGTGATAAGTTCCTGGTTCCAGTCTTTCTGAGTGTAGTTGGTTGAGAAACCAGCCATACGACGCCAGCCGTTGTAGTCCCAACGAGCCTGCCAAGGAGCAGCCTCACGGAGGTCACGGAGGATTTCACGGTCGATTTCAGCAGCAATCTGCTCTGAAAGGAGAGCGGTAAGTTCAGCCTCAGCGTCAATGTTGTGGAAAGCGTTGACATCCTGAGCAAGTTCAGGTGACCAGGTAGCACGGAGCTTCCTCTCTTCAACTGAAACGGTTACGCTTGCAAGCTTGAAGGAAACCTCACCGATTTCAGTCTCAAGCTCAAGGCTATCGTACTGTGACCAAGCAGCCTTAATGCAGCTGAGAGCAGCATCGAGCTGGTCCTTGTCAACACCGATGTAACCATCAAGTGAACCACCCTGTAC